AATGACCATGACAGACTATATAGCCTTCGACAGTTCAAGCACGACGATGGTTCAGAACACAATTACAACCTTCCGAGCTAAATATCATGTTCCTGTCAGCAGGGTTGTTGTCGACGATGACGGTGTCGGTGGTGGAGTGGTCGACAGTCTCGGGGTTAAAGGCTTCCAGAACGGCGGCAAACCGTATGACCCGGCATATCAAAACCTAAAAACAGAGTGTGGATACAAGTTGGCTGAAATGATAGGGCGTATAAATATAGCCTGCCCGTTACCGGAGAAGGAACGAGAGATGATCACGCAGGAGTTTGGGCAATTAAAGACGTGGGACGCTGACAAGGACGGAAAACTAAGGATATTACCAAAGGAGAAGATCAAAGAGAACATCGGGCGCTCGCCGGACTGGCTCGACGTGTTCATTATGCTAATGTTTTTTAGTGTACAAAAGAAAAAAACTGCAACGCTATGGTAACGGAATTACAGATAAACGCACAAGAGATACTGAACCGCTTCATGCTGGCAGCCAGTTTGGGTTACCAGTACAACGGCGACAGGGATGTTTACACAGCCCTGGGGTATCCTAAGAGCATCACTTTTGCGGATTACTACACAAGGTACAAACGGCAGGACATTGCAAAGGCGATAATTAACCGCCCTGTTGCAGCGACATGGAAAGGCGTTGTTGCAATTGCCGATCAGAACGAAAAGACCGACAAGCTGAAAGAGGCATACGAAAAACTGGATAAGCAGTTACAGCTAAAGGCGCAATTTGTCAGAGCCGACAAGCTGGCTTCGCTCGGAAGGTTTGGCTGTCTGCTTTTGGGATTTGGGGACGTGCAGAATGAACAGGATTTGACAAACCCGGTGACAGGCAACAAATTAAAACTGTTATATGTGACACCGCTGGCTGAAAGTTCAGCGAAGGTGCAGACATGGGTTGAAGACCCGACAGACAAGCGATATGGTCACCCGCTGATATACAAGGTCACGATCGAGACGGCTGAAAAGAAATCAAAGGTTATCAGTGTGCATTATAGCCGGATGATTCATATTGCCGGGGAGCAGTTGGAGAATGAGATATATGGCACCCCGGCATTGGAGCCTGTCTGGAACAGGTTGATGGATTTGGAAAAACTGGTAGGTGGTTCGGCAGAGATGTACTGGCGCGGAGCGCGTCCGGGCTATGCCGGAAAGGTCGATAAAGACATGGCTGTTGATCCTGACCTCAAGACACGGACAGAGGAACAGATGAAGGAATACGAACACGGAATGAGAAGGTTCCTTGTTGCTCAGGGTATTGACTTCAACGCCTTGGCGCAACAGATAGCAGACCCGTCGAACCATGTTGATATACAGATACAGATGATAAGCTCCATAACCGGAATCCCGAAGCGGATATTGGTAGGGTCGGAGCGTGGGGAGTTATCGTCGGGACAAGACCGCGATCAGTGGGATACTATGATTACATCACGGCGCGAGGAGTTCGCAGAGCAGCAGATTATAAAACCGTTTGTCGACAGGATGATGCGTTACGGCGCGTTACCACAATCGGAGACATACAGCGTATTGTGGGAGAGCCTTTTCGTGGTGTCTGACAAAGACAAAGCAGAGGTGGGACGTATCAGGGCAACGGCACTGAAAGAATACGCACAAAGTCCGGAGGCACAACAGATCATGCCGCCAGAGATGTTTTACAAGCTGTTTTTGGGGTTGACCGATGAGCAGATGGATGAGGTCTGGACTATATTGGAGATGGTGAAACAAGAGGAGCCGGAGGAGACAATAGAATGACCTGCATACATACATATCAGCGTTATGATCCTACACGGACGCAGACATTGCGTGCCGCGTTTGAGCGTGATATGACAGCGCGTTTCAAAAAGCTAATAAAGGATATCCGGCAACTGATCGTCACAGCCGACGCCTTCGGATTGCAGGCTTACAAGTTCGCAGGCACCCCGGCGCAAAAGGTGGACGCATTTATGTACTGGCTTAATAACCAGATCGGCTTGGGGTTGTTGGAAATGCGGATGATGACACGTGTGGGAGGCATCGACAACCAGCCCTGGACGTCGTTCTATATCCAACGCAGTTATGAGGTGGGTGTTGACAGGGCGCAAAAGGAGTTAAAGAAAGCAGGGATATATATCGACATGAACGCCCGGCAGGCAATGGCGGCGCCTTATCATGCTGATAGGTTAGCGCTGTTGTTTACAAGGACGTACAGCGAGTTGAAGGGCGT